TTACCGCCGTCCGCAGCGCTTCAGCGCATCTTCTTCTGCCTCGAAATCCTGCGAACAATCGGCATTGCAAAATAGCAATGGCATGGCTGTCGGCTCATCGCAGAAGTGACAGCGGCCACGCGCTTTCTGTGCCGGTGCGCGGGATGCCTGATAGCGCCCTTCCGCAATGATCAGATCGATGCGTTCGTCGGCTCTGTCGGCATCATCCATACGGTTCTCCAATAGGCTTGCCAGAATTCCGAGTAGAGCAGGAGCAGCATCATTTGAGTGCCGGAGCCTGAGCCAGTAATTCCGTCTTCTTGTCGCTGCCTGCCGATGATCCGAAGTAGTAAGCAATGATCCCCGCCCAGGCTGTGCCAAGCGAGCCAAGCATGATGTTCAACACATCCCGAGAACCGCCAGGGATTGGCTGAAACAGCATAAACGCCAGCACTCCGAAAAAGCCAAGCGTCACCCCAAAGGCGAGGGCCATCGGTGTGAAGTCCTTGGTCTGAATCTCACGGTTCCTAGCGCTGCTGCGGTCGTCTGCTGCGGTCTTTGCCATCGCTTCATCATGCGCGGCGTTGAGCTTTACCAGATCGATGCCTTGCTGCGCGATAGTTTCCGCATGCCTCTGATCAGCTTCGCGCACCTTGGCGATGATGTCCGGCGTCATGCCGCCCGCCTGTACCACTTGTGTAATACCGTCCTGCCCTGATCCAGTCGGTAGACCGAATGCAGTTTCCAGTGCGGCGACCGCGGTTCCTATCATTGGGCCGCCGAGCATGGTTGCCAGTGTGGGGGCAACTGCCCCGATGATTGCTTTCAAGTCCATTATGCATCCTCCGCTGCGTAAATAAGGTCTTGTGCCGCACGGTTCGCCCAGCCTTTTCCAAAGTTCGACCAAGTCGAAAGCCGCGTCCAAAACATGATCCGATGCGCAATAAACAGCATCAGCATGTCCGTCACCGATTTGCCCTTGACGGCGGCAATCGTGACCGGCCCGACATGCCCATCGTCGGCCACGCCAGCCGCCCGTTGCAGCAAGCGGATTGCCGTTTCGATGCCGTGATTGACTGCCGCATCGAACACTTGAAATGCAATCGCCGGATCGTATTCGTCCATCGAACCGCGAATCCAAAAGTCGCGGCGGTAGATTTCTTTCGCCTGTGCTCTGGTCAGTGCCTTGATATCGATGTCGGGATAGGAGCGCTTGGCAATGCCCCATTGTGTTTCGCCGCCTGGGTCATTTGGATTGTTGACGTAGCCGCCTTCATTCCCCATGAGCCGATCAAAAGCTAAATCGAAATTCATTTCTTAGCCCTGAAAAACGCATAGATTTGAATGCCAGTCCAGATAATCGTAAATAGCGCGGCCATGGGAGGAAGCCAGCTAGCTAATGTGGCGATGGCGACTCCGGCAGATGCAAGGTCGATAATGTGCTTGGTGGTGTTGATGTGGGAGTCCATGCGCTTCCTTTAAGCGGGCCTAACTTCGATTTTCAATGTCAGCGAAGCCGCCAACTCTTGTGGTGAAACTAGCCTGCTGTGGTCGCCCCAGCCTGCCGCTTCATAAATTTTTACGCAGTAACCGGAACAGACCAGAAGCTGCCGCCAGTGAAGAAATATCTTTATGCGCAACCAGTTCAGCAAGCCAATGACGAACAGCGCCGCGAGGCTATATGGCAGGGGTATTCTAAGCATGTTCATTATGGCAGGCTTAGGGTTCTCCACAGGACAGGCATACACGTCAAAAGCCGTACTCTCAAGTTGCGAAAGCGGTATTAAATGGTTCTTGCCGCTGTTGAGTTCTGCCATCCATAAACCGCCATCCATCCAGACCGCTATACCGGCATGCGTATAGTCTGAACGGGTGAAAAACTTGGTGAAAGGAGTCAAGAAACCTTCGGTTCCACGAACGGCAATCAGGTCGCCATCAGCGATTAATGAACGGGCATCAGCGTAGTTCATTACAGCTCCGCAGCGGTAATAAATAGTTGATCCATTTGCGCATCGGTCAAGCCAAGCGCAGGTCCGAGAGATAGCACCAGTGCTTTATGCCGCTCCACCATTGAGGAATACTGCCATTCGATTTGTGCAGCTTCTTTTTGTGGGCTTGCCATTGCATTGATTGCGGCATCGACATTGGAAAGCATGCCGTTTTGTAGCAGAGCTAACCTTGCTTGCCTCATCGTGACGGATTCAGGGACAGGAGTTGGCCCCAATGCCCACTCAGTTCCGGACCATGCATAAAGAGGGGACGGCCTCTGCGGCACTTCTAAATCCAAGCCTATCTGGTCGCCCTCGTAGTATCCATTCGCGCCGACATAGCAGCCCATGATTACCACCCCCTGTTAGCCGTAATCCGGTATGCCCAACTCGCAGCGGTAAGATTTATCCAGGTGCCAGATGTTTTTTGTTCTGCACAAGAACCATTGCTGCCTTGTGAAAATCCAACGGTCAGACTTGTTGCAGGGAGGCTTGGGATATGCGCCACGGTTCCCGCTTGTACAGCGCCATCAATTACATCACCAACGGAATACCCCTGCTCAGCAGTGAGGCACTTGTAATGCAATTTTTTTACATCTGGCGCAATGCCGATACAGTGATTTTTAGAGGTAAAGACACCGGAACTCGGGAGTGTGGCTGTCCATCCACTGTCATATCTACCTTGCAATGCGTACCAAGTTATTGCGGAAACAACGCCCCCTGATACTGTGACTTCACCAATAAACACACGATAGGTCTGCGTTGCAGTCGTACCGTTGCCGACCTTGCCAGTCATCTCTTGGACATTGAACGTGAATTGCCCGCTGGTCGTGCTGTATGTGCCGCCCCATTGGTAATTAGGCGCAAGTGTCGTGCTGCCGGTCGTACAGGTCTTGTCAGCAGCGATGTCCAGATACAGGTACATCGTGCCGTTCGTGGATAAGCCAGTCCAAGAGGGATTGGTAATCGAGCCTACTCGGTTGACTTGACCGTTACTGTCGAACCCATTGGCGGATGTAGCAATCAGAGTGCCAGATGCAGTTACCGTGGTTGATCCAGTCGAGCCGCCGAAAGCAGAAAAGCCGGAAGAATCGACCGGACCGGATAGGATGGCTTGGCGGGTGGTGAGGGACGTAACTCCCAGGTTACTCACAGCACCGGACGCACTTGTCGCACCAGTTCCCCCTTGGGCAATCGACAGTGCAGTGGTAATCCCGGAAAGAGACGTGATATCGGAGTTAGCTCCCGATGCCGCCGCACTGATATCGCTCCGTACTTGCGCCGGTGTGCGCAACTCATAGCCAGTCTCGCCAGCCAGTACGCGCAGCATGTAGAGCGCCTTACCTGCCAACGATGCAGGCAACCCCGCGGATGCTACCGAAGCCGCTGCCGCACTGGCAGAGTTGGCCGCATTCGTCGCCGAGGTTGACGCCGCAGTAGCAGACGATGCTGCATTACTTGCCGAGGTCGATGCTACTGAAGCAGAGGCCGCAGCGGCCACAGCATATGCATCTGGATCCGTCGCAGTGTTGACGATAGCCGTCCCGGTCGAATTCCACTTTAGACCGAGATTGGCAGATGGTAATGGCAAGGTAGTCGAAGCAGAACCGCCATAAGAGATCGGAAGCTTTAATGTTCGGTTACCAAGATCGCGTAACTGTTGCACAAGGATCGTCAGCCGATCCAGCGCATCCTCGATGATCTTCGGGTAAAACCCGCCTTGGTTCGTTATAGACGTGCCTTGCGTTTCCGGAATGCTGGATGAGACTGTGATTGTTTGTCCGACAGGCAAAGGCGAGCCGCTTGCGGGATAGGTGACAGTTCCGCCTGGATTTGCGTTCTGGTCAGCATTGAGCGCTACCGTGTAATCAGTAGTCAATACCAGAGTGGTTTCTATGGTGCCGTCATTTTTGATAACCAAGACATCGGCAGCAGCAAATACCTTGAAAGAAAACGGGAAAGCAGTTGTCGACGCATTGCCGGAGTAGGGTCCAGCTTTGCGCGTGGCAGAGGAAATGGTCATGGGGATACGCTCCTTTGCGGCACATCCTATTTGACCTTTCTCAATCCACGCACACCCTTTTTAGTGTTTGGCAGAGTCTCCGTGCATCACGCCGCGCAGCCAGTCACCAGCATCCTGCGGGCTTTGCCGATCGCGCGAGACATCCCACAGGAATTGCATGGATGACGCTGGCTGCCCGGTCGGAATCCCGAACACATAACCGGCAGTAGTGACTGTGTGCTTGAGCCATTTGTCCGAGACTTCTCGACCCAATGCCGCATTCATGGCATCGCTTCCGCTATTGCCGACTGCCTGCACGATCGACGCTGCCGGCGTGGCATCGTAAGACTTGCCGGTCAGGTAATGCGCAGACAGGTCGCGCAATACCGGGATGCCAGCAAATGCGGCGGCGGTGAATTCCTTGCCTGCCCAGGCCAGCCAGTTGGTATCGCCGTCGTCATCCTTGGAGGGGTGCAGCATATGATGCATGGCCTGCACGCCCAGGGTATAGATCAGGGTCCGCATGATGACGGTTGCCAGATCGCCCTTGAATTGCCCAGGCTCCCCGTTCCGGTAAGTCTCCGGTAGGTCCTTTGCCCGGCGTGCAGTATCCATCAGGCGGTTCACGTTATGATTCCAGAAGGTATAGAACATGGTGAACAGCTTGAAAAATTCCGGCCCCCTTTGCACCGCAGCCAAGTCTTTCACGCCGGTGCCGCCGTGGGCATTTCTGACCGTCTTGTCGGCAAAATACACCGCATCGGCTTCGGATAGCCCCATGCCTCCCTGCTCTTTCGGTGCCATGCCTTTGTGATAGGCGCCCATCCAGGTCGGCAGCGCGGACGCCATATCGAGCATCGCAATCCCCTGATAGGCATGCGACTTCATCAAATCGACGCCGCGTGATACAACCCCAGTGGTGGTGTCCATCAGGTTTAGATCGATTTCGCGTAGGTGTTCGCGCACGTCTCGATCAACCTCGTTCATCCGGTTACGCATTTCACCAGAGCGCTCGAACACGAAATCGCGGTTGGCCTGCCATTGCTTCGGGTTAGCAAAATCGGCAATCCCCTTGGTCATCCAAGTAGGACCAAGTTCGGCAACCGATTCCGCCGCCGCCGACGTTCCATGCACCAGCATGGTCGAGAGACGATAACCTAGCCCTACCATCGTGGCGCGCGTCCTGGCGCCATGCGCGAGCCGGTCGAACCACTTCAGCGCTTGCATGTCCACTTTTCTGTCATTGGCAATCGATTGCAGCCATGGGCGCAATTGGTCGTAGTGTTCAGGGCTCAGGGCGTTCTGGATTGCATCCCGCACTTCCTTGTTCGACAGGAACTTGTCAGCATCGATGATTGCTTCCCGATAGGCGATGTCATGAATCTCGTCGCGGATCACACGCGGCACCACGTCAAGCGACAACAGCACAGGTCGCGCATAGTTCTCATTGCGGGTATTCATGCGGCCGGTATCGGTGTTGGCCCTTGCATACGTGTTTTCGAACAAGGCATCGGCGGACTTGGCGCTACGGTCTGCCACATCCTGGCTGCGCGCCGGGTCATAGACCATCGGCCAGTACCATCCTTCATACCTGCCGTGCGGCGTATCGAAGGCGCGCGGCGCGATCTTGTCCGGATTGGTATTTCCGAGCCTGCGGCTCATGGCGATCTTTTCCGGCCATAGGGATTCGAACGTTTTGCCCAGGCCAGCTACAAAATCCCAATCTGCCTTGCTCATGTTCTGGTGCAGAAAATCCCAAACCGCTTGCTCGCTCCATCCTTCACCTGATATCAGCTTGGCGAGGTTCGATTCATTGCCGACATTGCCGGCCAACGCCAGCATTTCCTTTTTGGTGAACTTCTGCGCCTGCCCGGTCATGCCGTCGATCAAACCATGCGCCACGTAAATCGTGCCTTTTTCCTTGGTCACATCAGCCAGGTTTTCATGCAAGAGCGTATCAATGTCGGCCTTGACCCGGCCCAGCAGATCAGCTTCCTTGACACCGGCGTCAGCAATCCGGCGAAACACCACGCGGTTGAATACGCCATTCGTATTTCTGGCATCCAGCCAATCGAACATTTGCTCCATCTTGAGCAGGGATGCCTGCGCGCTTCTGCCGGCAGCTTTTACCGACAGCCATTTGGCTTCCATGGTGGTCAAGCCTCGGTTACTTTCCGGCTCACGCTGCGGCAAAGTGGCCGTGGTATCAGCAGCTTCTTTTGCCAATTCAGCGATGGTCCGCTTTTCCTGCAAGTCCAGCAGCTTGTCTTTCAGCCGGCCCAGGTGTTCAATCGACTTGACCGCATCTACCAGCCCCCGGAAGTCCTCGACTGCCATATCCTTGTAATGGACCCTGGCCGCTTCGTTCAGCAGCTTTTCCGGGATTTGTGGTTCATATCCCATCGCTGCTATGCGCTCGACAAAGCTTTGCAGCGCTTCGCGCTTGTCGAGCGCTGCATTCGATACCGATTTGCGCAAATCGTAGCGGTCCAGCAGCGCATCGATCTGGTCGCGGTATTCAAGATCGATCTTGTCGCGCACGCTCTCTTTGTCGAACTTGGCCAGATAGGACAAGCCTTTGCGGATTTCCTCGACCGCATCGGCGGCGGCTTTCGACAGCCGGTTATTCAGCAGTTGCGCACGCTTTTCCACAGCTGCCGCCTGGATATCATTGGCCTTCAGCGCTTTTTCTGCGGCGCGGCCGGCACGCGCTTCGGCGGCGCTGTACTGCAATGGGCGAAGATCGCGGATGCGCTTGGCGGCGATCGATGCTTGCGCTGCTTCCTTAGCGGCTTTGGCCAGCAGGTCGATCGTGACTTTATGCCCCTTGCGGTTTGTCCCCACCTGTTCGCGCACCGTATTGGCATCGGCCAGCGCCTTGAGTTCGGTAGCGATGAATTTTGCGCGCGCCTCATTGTGGATGGCTGCCTCTGCCGCGCGTGCGATCGCGTCCGGCGTGGCCAGCTCCCCATGGCGTTCCAGCATGAGCTGATCGGTCATCCGGGCAATAGCGTCTTTTGCCGGTTCGGCATGCAGCAGCGCATTGACCAAATCACCGCCGGACTCGAAACCGAACATCTCCGCCGCCAGATCGGGATGCAAACCATTCTTGCCGGTCATGCCTTTCAAGCCTTCCAGATCGGGGCGCCCAAGCATGCCTTCAGGGTACATCTCCTTTAATGCCGCCGAGTCAAGACGGAATCCTTTTTCTGCTTTGACCGTTTCTCCGCGCTCATTGGTCATTTCACCTTTGCGCAGCCAGGTGCGCGCCTGGTTGACCGGTTCAGCCATGACTGCCTTGGTGGCTTCATCTTGCACCGCTTTTCGCTTGCCTGCTGCCTCCTTCTGCAAGGCTTTGATGGCCTTGGATTTGGCATTCGACAGCCATTGCATATCCTTCAGGCTACGCGCATCCATCTCGGATATGGCATCTTGTGTGGCAGTGGCGCCTACCTTTTGATAGTCAGAAAACTGTTCCGGCGTCATGCCGGCAGCCTGCGCCGATTCGAACAAGGGCTGATAGCCTCTGACCTGCTCCGCCTGCTTGATCGACTCATCGGATGCCAGCAAACGGTCCATCACGCCGCGCACTTCCGGCGTCAGCGTTACGTTCAGGTTGGACAGGGACTTGTAGACATTCACCAGCCAGGAGCGGAAACGGGCAAACAGCGAAGCCAGCTCGACATTCGGCGCCTTGCCTTCCATCAGGTACGCTTCGAAGCCGCGTGCGAACTGTTCATGGAAGGGGCGCTTATCTTCCAGAGACATCGAGCCCCAGCGATCCAAAGCGGACTGTTCCGGTGAGCCATCGATGCCGAACCAATGCAAGAGCGTGTCCATGTCTTTCCTGACCGGCTCCGGCGCATCGGGATTGCGCGCCATGTCGTGGCCGACTTCCAGGAAAAAATGCCCGGTCTCATGCAGGAAGGTGGACAGGTCCGCCGATTTCAGCAACGTGATGATGGAGGGCTGTTGCGTGATGTCATCGCCGAAACTGATCTGGCCGCGCGCCTTTTGGAACATGATGCTCGGGAACGGCATCCTCTTTCCTGCCATATCGCTGGGCTTGACGTCAGCAATCCCCAGCGATTGCAGATATTCATGCGCCTGCTCCTTGCTGCCAAGCCGCTGGGCAATACGATCAACCAACTGTTCACCGGTGAGCCGTTCATCGGCGCGCTCTGGATCCTGCCCGGGCCTTGGGTTTTGCCAGGACTCCGCGCGCATCCGCTTTATTTCTCCGCGCAATAAATACCGTACCGAATACGGCTGCTGCGATATCGGCACATCCGACAGCATGGATTCGCTGTAGTGGGTTTGGTCCAGCGTATGTGTTCCCGTCAATGCATCGGCGCGCACTTCCAGCGGGTACTTTTCCAGCATCTCGGTCGGCGTAATGCCGAGCTTGTCGGCATTGACGGTATAGAAATCCCGCATCATCGCGGCATAAGCCTGATTGACATGCTCCGGAAAACGATTGGCGGTATTCAGTTGTTCGAGGAAATGGTCATGCACTGCCTGCGTTTGCAGTGCATGGATATCGTCTTCCTGCTTGGCAGCGGCGATCTTGTCGGCCTGCTGTTTCATGGTTGCCGACTCATTGGCGAAATACTCTTGCCCTTCGCGGTAAGTCATTCCGTCCGGTTCCGCCTTTAAGTGCGGAATGATGGCCTGGTCGACCGGACCGCCGGCGATATGCGTGGCATAGTCGGCTACAGGAATGCGGACGTCGCCATTGGTTTGCGTGGCCTCATGCAGCTGCTGCGCAACTTCCGGCATCTTTTCGGCCAGCGCATCCATCGTCACGCCGGACTGATTCAGCGCATTGGTCAATTCCTTGGCTTCGATATAGACGTCTTGCAAGTGGCCGTCTTCCGCCACTTTTTGCACGAATTCGTTGAAGGCTTGCGGATCGCGCTCGCGCAATTTACTTTGCGCCGAGACTTGCCCGAGCGCCTGCACCGCCTCACCGGTCTTTTGAGCGGCATCTGCCTTGGCTGCATCGAGATAGGTTTGACGGATTGCCGCATGATAGGACGGCTCAGCGCGCGGCCCCATGGTCGCGCCCATCATAGAGCCGGCCAAGCCGCCTAAAATCAGGTCTTCGGCCGAGAACGGTTGCCGCATGTTCGATGGCATCACCAGATTCATCAGTTGCCGTGTCGATTCAGACGTGGCCATGCCGGAGCCAAAGCCGGTTGCCGCGCGGGTAGCCAGCGAGCCTGGCGCATTCAGCGGAACGATACCGCCGGCGGTCGACATCACATATTGCATCTGCGCAGCACGCGCGGCGGCTCCGGCGTCGCCTGTTTGCGCATACACTTTGCGACCGGTATCGACTGCATCGGACAAGGCCGGAATCAGCATCGACTTGCTGCCATGCTCAACACCAGCTCCCAGCACCTGCGCAGCTGAAGCATCAGCGGCGGGCGCAACTGCTTCACCTCCCAGCCCCGATACCACAATCTGGCTCAAGGTGCCGGCCAAGCTACCCGCCATGTGCATAGCCTTTTCGGAAATGCCGGCATTCTTGTCCGGCTCGAAATAGCCCTGCTGCTGAATGCGTGGATCGACCATGTTGCGGAACCACCAATCCGATGCGGTCGTATTGCTGTTTCCTGTGATCAGGCTGTTGGCGCGATCGTACAGCGTTGGGATGGCGCCCAGCGCCAGGTTCATGCCGCCAGCCAGCTTGTTGAATGATCCGGCCAATCCCTGCAACGCGGCATAGGGAGCATCTTTGATACTCTGCCAGGTAGATTTTTCGGTTGGATCATTTTGTACCGGCAATGCCTTGACAGTTTGCTCCACCGCAGCAGTGCCAGGAACGTCGTCATGCACGATCTTGGCATTGTCGAGATTGGTCAGGAATTGCGCCGTATGCGGATAGTCGGTAGCCAGCTTGTCGGCATCCATCTTTTGTGCCGCTGCCTGCCGGTTGACTTCATCGTACTCATTGCGCACGGTTTCCACCGGCAAGCCCATGTAGCTCGCCAGGCTGCGGTAGCGGGCCTCCTGCTCCGGATTACTGCCGACAGCGGCGCGCACGTTGCTGCGCACGGTCACGGCGGTGCTCTTGTTTTGCAGGCCGAGAAAGGCGTCGATCGGGGCAACGTTTGGTGCTGTCGGCGCTGCGGTAGGCTGCTCTGTTGGCTGCGTAGTCCCAAGAAAATCATCAATCGAATTAGCCATCAATTGCCCTTGCTTTTGGTGAACCAGTAATAGCGGCGCAGCTGGTCATTGGTCGGGTTGGTGATGCCGCGGCTGGCGAAGTCCTGCTTCATTTTGGTCATGGTCGGCGCCGGGATATCGGACACGTTCAGGCTAAACAGCTTGGCCGGTGTTACGCTGCCCTGCGTCTGGAACAGTCCAAAGTCGGTGTAATGGCGGAAATTCACATCGGTGGTGATGGTTTGATCGATCCGCTTGATCATTTCATCTTGCGTCATCTTGCGTCCAAGCTGCTGCTGCTGCGCCAGGATGTCGTCGGCCAGGAATTTCTTGATACTGCCCACCTGATCGTTATAGGCATTCACACCGTTCTTATCCTTGACGTCCGGCTTGACAATGCCGATCGAAGCAATCCGGTTATTGACGGTGCTGTTGAATACCGCATTGTTAAGCATGCCGGCGCTATTGTCAGTCTTGCCGTTCAACTGATTGGCGCGCAGGTTCTCGATCTGTTTTTGCGTGGCGGTGTCGAAGTTGGTTGTCTGGAAGTGAGCGAATTCCGACTGCGACATTTGCGCCAACTGTTCCGGGTTTTCCATCGCATAGTTATATGCGCCCATATTGGTGGTCGTGACCGGGTTGGCGATCGCCTTGGCATACTTCATCAAGTCGTCGAGTTTTCCCGGTGCGTTCTGTACGACAGCGGCGCGCAAATTGGATGGCAGCTTGGTAAAGTCGCCACCGTTGGCAGCTAGCCATTGCTGCGCCTGCATGACAGTGTTATCGGCCTGGGAAGCCAAGGCTCGGTTCAAGTCGTTGAATTGCTTGGTACCACTGTCCAATGCCTGTTTCAAGACAGACGGGTTGGGATTCGGTCCGAGCTTGGCGCGGATCTGGTCATGCACATCAAGCAAGGTAGGACGCGCAGGAGCGCCGCCGCCGGCATTGAGCGCGGTCACATTCTTGGCAACGTAATCCTGCGTTTCCTTTGGCATTAGTGCCAGCCAATTGCCATCCTTGGCTTGCGACATGGCTGCATCCAATGCGCCGGGGCCGGCATTGTATGCAGCCCACGCCTTTGCTGGATCGCCGTATTTCTGAACCATTGCTGCCAGATAGTCGCGTCCTACGCGAGCCCGTTCTTCCGGTGAGTTATCCTTGGCCGGTGCTACGCCAAAGCCAGGCGCGGCATTGGTCGCATCCATGACCTGCATGACGCCCTTGGCTCCTTTGGGGGACACCGCATTGGGATTGCCGCCTGATTCGGACTGCATCGTGATATTGGTCATCCGATCTAGGTCGGACGGCTGTATCTGCATGCGGAAACCGTTGACCACATTGGTTGCCGTGCCGTCGGCAATCCTGGCATTGAGGTCTTTATCGAGTACGCCACGCACGCGCAGAATGTCGTCGGCCGTCATGCCGTCCTTGTTGCTGTTTAAGTATGCCAGCGCATATTCCGGCTTATTATTTTGCAAGGCCGCATCGATGACGCCAACATGCACGCCCGAAGTCGCTACTTTTATCTTGGCATCGGTTAGTGCGCCCGCCTGTCCCTGCAACGCTCCTGCCTGCCAGATAGCTGCCTTCACACTATCCAACGCCTGGTTGATCTTGTCCGGGTTGTTCCAATTCAGCTTGGCTGTATCGACGCCCAGCTTGACAGTTCCCTCTTGCGTGGATAGCGCGTAATTGCGAAATTCGCCCAGCATGTGGCTTTCCACATCGCCGCGAAATGAGGTCAAAAGATTCGATGACTGCTGATTGAACATCAGTCGTTGCGCATCGTTTCCCAGGTTGTCGGAAATCCCGGAAACGGTTTGCTGCAATTTCTCGCCGTATTCATCCGGCAAGGCTTTGCCATCCGGGCGAGTCAACGCAGCGTCACCCTTGAGATTCTTGTATCCCTGATTGGGGTCATAGGTCAGATTCAACGCTGCTTGCTTGGCCTGGTTTAAAGCATCGTTGACGCGTACCTGATTGGTGACGTTCTGCATATCGACCGCCAAATCGCTTGCAGTACTGCCAGCCTGCTCCATGCCATGGGCAAGCGTCTGCATTTGCTGGCCTGCCATAGCGGATTCATACAGGACAGTGCGCCCGCCGTCCGACATCGGCACGACCGGCGTGGTATTTTCCTGGCTCTGGAAATTGTCGTAGGTTGGGACTTTAGGCATTATCGTCCTCCCCGTGTAGGCGCGTCATCCGGCATACCGATGCTGCCGTAGCCATAGCCAGTTCCAAGACCGGACTTGTTCTGCGCATACCAGTTGCGCGCTACCATCGACGCACCGGTCAATAGCGAGCCGACGCCGGCTGCCAACGGCGACATGCCGCTTGCTACCGATCCGGAAAACAGCGCCTCATTGCCGTAATTGGTAGATTGCTGGCGGTATCCCCAGGCTTGCCTCACCGCATTAGCTGTTTGCATCTGCGCATCAAGGCTGCCCATCATTTCAGTGGAGGTTAAGACTCGAGCAGCGCTCCCTTCCCCAAGATCGACACCATTAGCGGCAAACCCGGCGCGTTGCGTACCGAGCATCGAGGCTGTCATCAATTGCGTGCGGTTGGCGTTGTACTGACCCTGCAAAAGAGTCGATTGCGCAGCCTTTTCCGCGAGCATGGAATTGGTTTGCGCAACTGTTGCTTGATATTCAATGGCGCTCTTTTGCGCCTGCGCTTGATAGTAGGATCCCACCATCGAACTCAGCGCACCGCCGATGCCCATGTAAATTCCCGCGCTGCCAATTCCCGCCGCGCCCGATCCGCCCGTATTAACCGGCCCATCCGCCGGCGTGCCGTATGACATGAACATGCTCACCCTTTCCGAATTAGGCAAGACTAGCCAACTTCACCGCATCCACGCACACCGGACTAGCCGCCGATCATGACATCGACTGTCATCGATACAATCGTCATCGGCAAAGGATCGGTATGACGCACCAGCACTTGTGCACCGGTCTGCCAGGCAGGAGGAACCACAATCTTGATTTCTTCCGATACCAAATTCGGCGGCGATCCGTAGACTTCGGTAGTACGCTGCTTATATTCGGTCAGGTGAGCGGCATCGGAACCGGCAAAAATCCCGCCGGCACGATAGACACGCAGATAAACCGCATTCACATTCTTGGGCTTACCCTGTGCATAGCCGGGATCGATTTGTGCCGCCAAAGGAAGTGTTTGCAAATCGGCTGTAATCGGCAGTCCGATGCTGACAATTGATGCGGATTGCGACAAAGTGATTTGTCCGCTGGTGACGGCTTGCTGAGGCATGACGGCGCCATCTGCCAGGATCGATACGGTCTTGCCTTCCAAATGGGAGAGTCCGCTAAAGACAGTTGCTGGCGTGCCGCTATAGGTCAGACCGGCATCAACGAAAAAGGCATTAGCTTGTGTGGTGTAGGCGCGTGAGCTCATGCGCTCAACATATCGCACGGTTGTACCGTTGACGACGCGCCTGACAATCACGTACAGAATGTCTTCTGCACCTTCTGCCACAATGGTGGCTGATTCGAATACGCCGTCAGTGTCATGCTGCGCCCATGCGCCGACCTGCTGTTCTGGAACGTAGGTCAGGGATAGAAGTTTCCCGGAAGTCGATACTGCCCAGGCAATTGGATATGGCGCCTTTGCATAACATAGGTCGGTGATGTCGAACCCATCAAATAGATGTGGTGCGCGCAGCGATAGGTCGCCGGTGACAAAACCGTTGGCTTGCCAGTTATAGGCCATCTCTCGCATGTGTCCACCACGTGCAGCAACATACAGCACGTTATTGTTGATGATGACCGGCTGCGTATTGGATGCACCAACATAGGATTGGGGCTTGACCGACACCGAGGTTGGCGTGATGGCATCGGTATTGATCGAGGTAACGCGCCACTCCGCCGAACTGGTCAATAGCAAGAGCGAGTTCATCGGCACGATATGGCGGATAGTGTTTGCTTCGCGCGCCGATACCCTGAAAATGATCGAGTCTGAATCCTGCGTTGGGAAGGAATACGACATATCCGATTCCGTTCCCGAGCGTGTCATCCACAGGTTTTGCGGCTTGTTGATGGTGCCGGCAAAGCAGCGCCTTTGCTCGAAATACGATACCGCACCAGGGTAATCTCCGGCTCCCGGGAAAGGGTTGTTGATGATCGGCGGCGTCTTCGACACATCAGCGGTAATGTTATTGTCGATGAAGCTGTTGCCGGTAGCAGTGCCGATGTAACCGAATAATCCATTGCTGTATTTGTAGACCCGATATCCGCCCGCGCCGGTCACGGATGACCAGGTAACGGTATTTGAATTGCCTGTGGTCAGCAGGTTATTGGAGCAAGATGCCGAGGATGATGGCGCCGATTCATATGTACGGGTGTCACCAGACCCGGTCGCCGTCACGACATATTGATATGAAGTCGAGCCGGATCCGGAGGAAGCAGCCGCCGAAACACCGGTTGGCGCAGCCAACGGCGAGGTCAGCGAAATGGCAACAAAGGTCCAACTGGTCGCACCCAGGCGTCTTAATTCCATCGGCGCATAATTTGCATGCGTGAAGGTCAGAACGTCGGCTGACTGTACATAGTGGATGTCAAACAGATCCGCTTCTGCATAGGTGTTGGTCACTTCATACGGAACCCCGCCGCTGAGCAGCGTGGCGCCATTGGTATGGAAACGAAAATACCCAGCGCCGAGTTCGATCACCATAGTCTGTGTGGTCGAATAGGTGAATGGGATCAAGCGCGACTGCTTGGCGCCGGAATCCTTGGTTGCGCGCACGAATTGCGTGCCACCGCGGTTTGCAGCCGGACCATGCGGCAAGGCGATGAAATTGCGCATGGTGGCGACGCCGGACTGATACTTTGCGTCTCCGATATGGCCCCAAAATTCTGGCGTCAGCTCCCCGCCGGAAAAGGATTGCGTATAGCTGCGCGTGCCGCTCATCGATTCACTAGCCAGGAAGGGCTTGCCTGCGGGTTGAGTTTTTGCTGATTGGCGTCTGATACCTTAGCCGCCGCCACGATTTTCATGTAGAGCGACAGTTGCGCCTTGGCTTCTTCGCGCCCGGTTTCCCCTTTGAGCAATGGGCCAGCCAGAAATGATGCAAGTTTTCTGCTTAACGCCTCAGTAAATAGTGGCGGAAACTTGGTGGTATCGGTCACATATGCGGTGTACAGGAGAACCGCAGTTTCGACATTGGTATAGATGACGATAGAGCCGTCGGCCAGTGACTCGAGCTTGTACGGCTGTGGTGTCGGCACGCCGATCCCGGTATTGGCCGCATGCTGCATGGTGTAACCCATCGACAGCAATTGCTGAGTGTCGTCAGGCGCGTCTGAGGTATAGACAGCCAGCGGATTGTTCATGTTGGCCGGCGCCGCATACGCATATTGCCATGACGGCGGAGGCACAGCGGATAACAGTGCGAGCGTAGCGCGGCGCGTGGTGAAGCTCCACGGATGCTCGTCGAGCATGGCATCGCGTGCCATCGGGTAAAAGCGTGCGCAATGTGCCGCTTGTGCGCTGCCTTCTGGTGGGTTGAGACTAGAAACGGTCGCATCGTCGCCGAGACACGCCAGCGCCAAATTGCAGAGGTCAACTTCGGAAGCCACGCTATTCCCCTAAAAAAAACGGGGCAATCAAGCCCCGCGAATTCCACCCGCGATGAACGGACAGAGGAGACTCAGTTCATGCCTGCAATGCGGCCAAAGCCGCTTCAGCTTGCGCCTTGCGGTCTTCAGCTTCATTGGCGGCATTGGAGAGCGCGGAATCGGCGGGATTGCCGTCCGATGCCATCCGCGCCGCAACAGCCGCGTTGCTTGCCTGTTCCACCTCCGCATGGGCTTGGGCAAGCGCATCGGCTAGGTCATTACCCGCTTTCTTGCCCTTGACCGGTTGCAGATTGGCTGAAGGTTCGCCGTCGTAATCGACGATTTCCCCCTCTCGCACCAGACGGTTATCGATGAATGAGGTTTCGCACACGCGGTATTTCGGCATGGATTACTCCTTAAACCACGGCAAAGCCGGAGGCGTAAGACGTTTGACCGTCTTGCACATCCTTGACAATGCCGGCGGTAAAGCTGCCTGCGGTCAAGGGCCCGGTTGCTACGCTGTAGTACAGGCGCAGATAACGACGTGCAGGGTAAGGACTGGTGCGGTCGATCTTCATCGGGATTGATGCGCCGGCGGTCAGCGAAGCGATCGGGATTGCATCGGTTTGCGCAAGTGTCTGCACATTGGAGGTGAACCCGGCGTCATCGGCTTGTTGGATCTGGAAGGTGACGGTCGCCGCACCAGCCGCTGTGCAGGCTGTGTTTGCGCGGATGTCCACTTGCATACCTTCGCCCTTGCCCAGATCGCGGGCAATGCCAAGGTCCACCACGTTGGTCGAAGCGGCCGAGGCCGTGACTGCCTGGGCAGCCGAGAATTGCAGGAATGCGTCTTGCATCATGATGGATGTCCCTTTCGATTAAACGACACGCGCTTCGGTGTTCAGCAGTTGATCGACCCGGCGCAGCGGGACGCCCATGAACGATGTCCAGTTCATCGGTGTGCCGAACTGGCTCAACCCCTTTTCGATCGCCAGTGCCGTGTTGCTCTTGTTCATGGCCGCGATACGCAGCATGGATGCCACGGTACGGTTCATGTAGAACGCGGCGCGGCCCATGCCGAAGTTCGGGATGCGGTCAAGCGCGCGGCTCAGCATGTTGATGATGGCGGTCGCAGCAGTCGATGCTTGGGTGCCGGTTTGACCAGTCAGATCAGACACGTTGATGTTGCAGATACGGACCACATAGCGCCAGTCTTTTACCACCAGGCCGTTCTTCCATTGGTAGTGCGTTTGTAAAGCTTGGTAAGGATTGTTGTTGGCGTCGTAAATCGTCAACTCGCCTTGGTCCTTATGCTGCAAACCAGCTTTCGATCCTTTAGGGAAAGGGCAAAACACAGTGTTCTCGCCCCACACCACCAGATAGATGGAGGTGTTGTTCGAACCGGTGCCGCCGGCGTCAAGGATGTTTTGCGCATTGCCGGCGCCGGAGATGGTGCCAAAGCGTGCAGCCAGGCCGAGATACTGACGATTGTCAGAAGACGGATTACCGTAGAACATCGTCTGCGCCTGCGTCTGGTTCATCGACTCCAGGAAAGCAGCATCTTCCGATAGGCGGAAGGACGCAGTATTGCCGTTCAACATGGCCAGATCGACGTCAACTGCCGAGAATGCTTCGAGCATGCCGCACGATTCGTCGACTTGTGCAGTCGTCGATTTCGAACGCGGTACGCCCTGGTTCAACGAACGCCAGTAGACGGTCGGCAAGCCGGTGCGGATGGTGACGCGGTGGCCGGTCGGCAGGTTGCCTTCCATGAATACCGCATCTTCCAGGATTTCATTCGATTGGCTCAGCAGTTCGGCCACGGCCGGCACTTTGCCGTCCGGGTCGGTACGCTTGGCCCAATCGGCTAAGGTGAGTGCGCCAGTAGAAAGAGTTGCCATTTATGTGCTCCCTTTAAGATTTTTGAGACGGATACAAGCGCGATGCAAGATCGCCGCCCGACTTCGGATCGGTCGATGTCCCTGCGGGCACAAACCGGTCTTCACTGATTGCTTTACCTGCCCGGACAAATGCCCGGATCAATTCGGGATGGTTTCCCAGCCCTGTTTCGTTGAGAAAGGTCTTGAGTTCCGGCGTGCCAAAAGCCGTCAGGGCCTTTTGCGCGACAGCGAGGTTTTCCGTCAGCTTCTCGCCGCCGAACTCCTTGTCCGTCTTCGCCGCCTGCTCCCATTCGCCATGCACTTTCGCAATTGCTTGCTGCTGCACTTCGGCGAGCTTGGGCGCAATCGTGTCCAAGATCTTTTGCGCACCTTCCTGCGGCAGATTCAATTCGCGCGCCACGCCTTCATAAGCAGTGATGATTTCAGGCGAGAAGGACTTTCCTTCAGGTGCCTTGAACTCATACTTCTCCGGCGCGGTGGCCGGCTTGACTGCTTCGGTGGTGCTATCTGTCGCTTTGGCGGTTTCCGTTGCCCCTGTTTGGGCGGTGGATGCCGCAGTGCTTTCAACATTTGCCGCATCGACAGCGGTATTGGCTGCTGTCGCTTCGCTTGATCCGGTGTCGGTTGTATTGGTGCCGGTAGTCAGCGCATCACTCATGGTCTTTTTTTTCCTCTAGCATTTCTGCGTAGCGAGTTGGGCAAAGCTCCGTGATCTTCGCAAGCAGTGCCAGCCCCTCATTCCGCCGCCCCTCATTGAAGGACATGGTTAATGCATTGGTGTTGAAACTCAGTTGAAACACACCTGCTCGATCCAGTTGCCTGCGAATGATGCGGCGCCCGCGCTTGGAACTCATCAGCCATTTCAAATCGTCTGCTTCGGACTGTGAGGCCAATTGCCGCTGCTGCTTGGCATCGGCCTGTTGCGCGTCCTGACTCGACAAATCAAATGGGTCGTGTTGCATGCGCAGAACTGTATTGGACAAACATCAAACCACGCACACCCTATCCGCCGTATAGCAGCGAGGCAGCATTGCTCTGGTCGTTGATTTCCAGTGCCGTGATTTGCAAATCCACCGATTGCTCCGATGTTTCATCTGGCTCGCCGACTTCTTTCTCGGTCTGTATCTCATATGAGCGCGTGCCGGTGACTTTGACGTCGGCAACGATACGCATGACGCTGCCGACTTTGGGAAGCTGTGTGATGCCGAGCTTTTCCAGCACTTCGTCGTTCAGGCAGATTTGCAACCCGTATGGATATTTCGGCGCATCCGGCGTGATGCCGGCTTCTTCCTTGGCGTCCGCCGGGTCCAGTGTCATGTCGGTGAGTGCCATGCTTGCTCCTATTGGACGGGTGCGCCTAAACCCTGCGAGAATAGATTCATCACATCCGATGCAGCATTGCCGCCGGTGGTGGGAGTCTGTCCGAGGTTCTTGGCGGTCTGACTGTTGAGGTTGTCTTGCTGCGCCTTCTGCGCGGCTTGCTGCTGCTGGGCACGCGCTTGCCGAATTTGCGCTACCTTGTCGTCGGAGACGATCAATTCCGGATCCACGCCGAGCATGTCCGAATAGGTGTCAACCCATTTGTCGGCATCGAACTTGTCCAGCACTTCCGGCTTGATCTGTGCGATGGCAGACAGGTTTCCGACAAATCGGTCGGTTCCGTTGGTGGCAATCGCGCGCTGAGCTTGCGCGAGCATCGACACCAGTTCGACGTTCAATTCCTGGCCCTGCAATTCCTGCGGTGGCGGGGGCACGATGCCAGCTTTCAGCATCCGTGTGAACGTCATTTCGATCAGCGGATCGAGCAGTTCGTTTTGCAGCCGTTCCAGTACCGGGCCGAGAAGAATCATCTTTTCTTCGTGCCGTTCGGCCACTTCGGTGGCTGTCATGCGCGAATCGGTCGAATCCGACATCATGCGGAAGACGTCAGCATAGAACGCAGAGTTGATGCGGCCACGCACGTCATTGATGTCTTCGAGCAGGTTGTTCAGCGGAAGGTTGACTTCGAATGCGGTCTTGATGCCGCCCGAGGGCGAAGCAGAATCGACGAACGAAATGCCGCCTGGCAGGGTTTCGACATCGCGGTTCTTCATCGATGTCGGCACTTGCAATGGCGGCTTGGTCATGTAGTCGATCGCCTGGCCTTTGCGCAGCTGCTCATGCTGCAACTGCTTGACGTCGCCGAGCGCTTCCATGCCGGGAGAATTGCCGTAGATGTCACCGCCGGCCACTTGCCAGCGCGGGCAAAGTGCCGGGAAGCTTTCATATCCTGATTCGCGCAAGAACTGGTCTTCGTTGCCGCCAAGTTCGAAAGTCTTCGATGCCCAGGCCATGTTCTTGGCGTCACGCTTGTTCTGGTCGCGTTCGATACGTGGCTCGATGGCGTGGACCAAGGTAATCCAGTTATCCAATTGCCCACGGTCGAACAGGTTGACGATGGTATTCGAACAGTTCGTGCGCCCGAACTCGCGCACTATTTCACTCACCGTCTTCTGGAATTCGCGGTAAAGCGTGGTGACGTTTCCGTTATAGTCGGTAGCGATGCAGTATTCGCCGGTAGTCAGCGTGTGATGGTGGATCACGTTCTTGTAATCGTCGACCACGATCGATGCTGCTGTGCCAAAGGCGCCGAGTTCTTCGTACATGCCGTGCAAGGCACGATAGGTATTCGATTTCTGGAAGATCGCCAGCATGACGCTAGTGACGTCGTTGAGCCAGATCTTCACGTTCGCCGATCGCATCAGGTCGGGATCATGCGTGGCAAGCCGGAACCAAGGGCGCGCCGGCGAAGTCAATCCGCTCATCAGTCCCGCAGCCAGAGTGCGCAGCGCACGGGTGCCGGTCGAGTCATAAATAGCGTTATGCCGACGCTGACCACGGTCGCGGTCTTGCACAAAGTACCGGCCATTACGCGGCAAGTAATAAGCGGTGATTTCCTGGTAATGACTCCACCAGGAGGCGCGCTCGTTCTTGAGCATGCCCCAGCGGTTGAGTATCTGCTGACGTGGCGATTGCACCATCTAGGAACCCAGCAACGTGGATTTGCCCAGGTTGAGCGTCGAGGGATTGACGCCTAACGGTCCGGTCAGCATCGTGCCGGATGGACCGCCCTTGGCTGCCTGCTGCTGGGATGACAGCATCGACGCGGTATCGGGCTGCTTCGGGTTCGCCGCATTCATTGCCTGATCGGCTTGCGCAGATTGCGCGGCCTGCTGCTGCTTAGCTTGGTTCATGGCGTCTTCTTGTGCTGAACGCGCTTTCTCACCCGAGTAAATCGAATACGCGGTTCCGGCTACAGCAGCAGTTGCCAGCACACCCATTGCTGTGACTCCAGACATATTTACTCTCCCGTAATCAATAGTTGGTCATGCTGCGCGTAACGTGACAGCAGCAGATGCGTTTCGTCGGTGAACTGTGCTTCGGCTTCCTCGATCGTCTTGGCCGAGGTCGCAAACTGCATGGTTAAATAGGTGTCTTCATGCGCTAAAAAAACCTGTTTTCGGCCAGCGCTGGCGGGGATGATGTGGTAGCCGTTGATTTCTATCGTTTCAGAACCGATGAATACGGATGCATTGCCGCTCACAATGAGCAGCGTTGCGATCTTGATCAGCGCCCCCGTGATGTACATTCCTGCTGGGATCATTACTGTGCGCGCATATACCCCGGCATGAAAGACATGGCCGGTCTGGATCGGAACCTGCGGACTCTTGCGCATCTCCGTCTCAAGACGTCGTACCTTTTCCATGGCATCATCATCCATGGCTGGCAAGCTGGTCGCGCGCAGAATGGCGGGCATCATGTCAGCTTCCGGAAGAACACCGTATTGGAATGGGCGTAACCGATATGAGGTAGAATTTTTTCCAGTTGACTGCCGGCCGGCGCACTGATCAAAATGCCTATCGCGCCAACTGCCAGCGCCCGGTCTTCGGCGGCATGCACCAGTTTTATGCCAGCATCACCCTTGCGGTATGCCTTGGCGAGAAATAGAGATTCCGTAGTAGCGATCAGTTTTCCGTAATGTGGCAGCACAGACGCCAGCACGATCACGAATCCGACCAGCTCATCTCCGCAGAAGGCGCCAGTGATGTGGATTATTTCAGCCGCTTCCAGCTTGGAATAAGTCTCGAACTGCGGACACTGTGGACCGATCCCGGAAATGGTCGATTCCGCACCATATTCCGCGATTAGATACGGCGCGCGTTCGATTTCAGCCACAGTACAAGGCCGAATAGAGATATTGGGTGTAGACATGCAGCGCATGTTAACTACGCGCAATCAAGACATGCACACCCTTCCGGGCAACCGGTAGAATGAGGATTACTACATGCTCACGGGAGTGGAAATGAAAATTATTCTTAGCCTCTTACTTGTCGCACTTGCTGGCTGTGCCCATACGTCTGGGCGTATTGCAGTGCTTCAGAACCAGGAAACCAAGCAGACGGTGGAGTGCAGGGTTGATCCTATGGGAAGTATGAATTACGACCGCCAAGTTGATAACTGCATTACGATCTATCAGAAAGCAGGCTATAAGCTCGTAGCCGACTCCGCTGACCCTAATTAAGCATAGGGATCATGGTCATTGAGCGTATGACCGCGACGCTTGCCAAAAATCTGCGCACGTTTCGGGGTGTCGATCAGCGCCAGAATGTAGGCGGAGCCATAATCGGGAGAGCGCCCGATGCGTTTGATGATGCCGTCACGCGACTCCACTTGTATCGTGGCTCCCGATAATTCCCACTTCGGCGCGCACAAGTCAGCCAGCAATTGCTTGGATGGCGGCAGGCAAATCCCGGTGTTGTTGGCCGGGTCGAGCGCTTCGCGCATCTTCCACCACAGTTCCGAACGTTGGTTGAAAAACCGCAGCCTCCCGGATTTATCTGTCGTCAGCGCCTTTTCCGAGACATTCACGCCGATGACTTGCTGATTGGCATTATTGAGAAAATCATACGGAGATGCACCGACGCCGATGATGTCGATGTGGATCGGCGCACCGTCACGCATGGCGCCGATGGTCAAACCAGCCACGGTGGGGCCGTCCGGCGTTTGCTTGCCCGGATAAGCAAGCGGCTCATCAAACCACATGGAATGCCGCCTTGCGATGATGGTTTGATCATCACCGCCGCGCGCCACGTCCACGCCCAGGCTGTCCATGGTCGACAGCTTGTCTGGCCTCTTCCAGCGGGCTTGCGCAGCCTCGACCCAGGCCGTCGGAATCACTTGCCACGGATCGTCTTTCATGCCGGCCTGGAAATCGCCATAGAGCATTTGCGAGCGCAAGGGCTCGGGCAATGCTTGCAGAGTTGACATATAGCCGGTGTTGAGCAAGTGCGGGTTATCGGAAATACGCGATGGGATGAACGTCCGGCTCATCGGCTTGATGGTGTCGCTGCCGTGATTGAATGGCGTTCCGTCCGATCGTTCGATTTCCTTGCCGTCGATCATGGCGAAATAGCGTAATTCGCCAGGCTGCGCTGGGTTCGGATGTTTAGGATCGAGCCACGGCGCGAAGAATTCGATAATCCAGCGCCCCTCTGCTGTCGTCGGTGGGTTGAACGTCAGCAGCGCCTGACATTTCTGCTTCGGATCGACTGAGCGCAGCCAGCCGAGCAAGGCGCGCACTTGCGCCTCAAGGAAGTTTGCCGCCTCGTCGAACACCAGCAAGTCATGCGGACGACCCTGGTACTTGTTCCAGTCGTCCAGGCTGGGCGTAGATCCAAACTCGATTTGCCGGCCTGGCAGGCGCCAGATGCGTTCCGCTCCGTTGTAGCCGTCGCGGCTGCCGATAAGTTCGGTGAAGCGATCGATGATGCCGGTTAGCTGCGTGGCTTCGCGCCGCAGGATCAGTATTTTCTGGTGCTGGGTCAGCGTCTTGCCGCATGCAAGGTCGGTCTTACCTCCGCCCGCAGCCCCACCGTAACCGATGATGTCGGCGTCGGAATAGTAGGCAAGCGACTGTGGACCAGGTAATGCGCGCCATACTGTCGTGTCGGATAGCAGGATGCGATCTACTTCGGCGCGCTCGTCCGGCGTCAGATAAGGCAGCAGCTCGGCAATATCTGCTGCGTTCATTGCACGATCTTGCGGCGCTCTTGTGCGGCAGCCATGATTTTGGAAAGCTTGGCTGCTTTCTCGCTATCCGGTATTTCCGGAACCAGCGGTTCCCGGTTCATGGTGTCGATCGTTTCTTTATTGGCGCGCAGCAGATTGATGGCGATTTCTGACGACAGGTTTGCCGTCTTGGTCAGCACCGCAATGTTCTTGAGCGCTTGTTCGCTTTCCTGCGGCTCAGCATCGTCTACCTTTTCCACTTGTGCATGCGCGATGGCAGACAATCGATGCGCAGTAGCGGCGCCATAATTGGCTGCGCCTGTTAGATGCTCGGAGATTGCTTTGAGCCGATCTGCGAGGTTATGCGCGGAAATCTGCGCGGAAATAGGCAGCGCCTTTAATGCCGACTCTGTTGCAACTATTTGATTGGCAACGGCTTTTATCTGTTTGTGTTGCGCGGAAAACCGCTCTCTTATGGATGATTCTGAAATACCGTACTCACGGCCGAGAGCTCTTGCTGAATCTCCTTCCAGCAAACGCTTGCCAATCTCTTCCCACTGTTTTTCAGTCAGTTTTGAATTGCGTCCCATAGCGACAACGATAAGCTGCGCATTCCCGACTCACGCACACCCACGCTTTTATCTTGGTCGACGTCGATACTGGCAAATGGCTGCAATGGTGGATTTGGGCGCATCCATGATGGCGGCGATTCTTCCGTATCCGATACCTGATTCGTTCAGGCGTCGGACCTGTTCGACTTCGGAATCAGTCAGCGTCGCTTTCGGATGGTCTTCGCCGAAGCGGAAGCCCGGCATGGCTTTGATCAGTATCATTGCGCCCTCCCCAGAGCTTGGTAAATTCCTCCCGTTTGGCGTTTTCCCGAGATTTCCAGCTTCTTTGTTGCCAGCTTTGACTGGTTTATGCACTGCACCGCCGTGAAAAGCTGAAAAGGGCAACGGTGGTTAGCAATCTCAGGCTGTGTGCCGCGGAGCCATCCGCAGCTTAGAATTCAAAGCTCCCTTAATTCGGTTAATCGTTTAGCAGCTGGATCAGTCCACGGTCTTCTTTGACCGGCTCGGATTTGAGCGCTTGCAGCATGTTTAAAGCGTTGACCTGCGCAGGCGTGAGCATCGCGCCGGGATTGTCCAGATCGATGCCGGGCTCGGACTGAAGACCGATATCGACCTGACCATCCTGCGTGTCTGCGATCGTGATTACGATTAAAGCCATCATGTCTCCTGTTGGAAGTGTTGCGGATAATGTCGCTTGACCTTGGCGATCGCCGCATCGATCGCCTTGCGTCGTTCGAAATCGTTTGGGTATTTGATAGAGATGGCGCGGCGCAATATCTCGCGCGCTGGCGCCGGCAAGACAGCCGATTCTTGCTGCTGAGCGCAAAAACCGGCGGCGAGTTCGTCATGCATGAAGTCCATTTCGATCCCCTTATTTCGCCATCAACGTGACGCCGATCGTCAAAATCACGCCGCCGGTCCAGTACAGCACTTGGCCCCAGTTCGGGACAGTGGCCCACATCACGGCGGCGACCGTGAAAACCAGGACGATGAAATAGTTGATCAATATCGGATTCATGCTTCTGCCCTTACCTTCAGTTCTTTCAGCTTTTGTTTGTAAGTGGCCTCGATTGACTTGAAATCTTCAATCGTCAGATGGCGCGGTTCGTTATCCGACTTGATGGCATCGACAAATTCCTGTCCATACCGACGGACCAGACCTTTTTCATATTCGGCATGGTTGCCGCCCAGGCGGTCATTGCAGTGCTTGCATTGACCGTGAATATTGTTTTCAACGAACTCAAGATGCTTTGCACTGCCTACACTTCGGAAATGTCCGGCGTCATAATCCCCGCCGACGCGCCCCAACTTGATCAGAACCGTTTCGCAGGAAATGCAGGACTTCCCCTCATCCCTTGCCCGGATATAAGCGTGTAGCGCATCCTTGGCCTTTGCAAGCCACCATTTACGGGGCTTCATGGCGATCTTCTTGGCAGCATCCGCCTTACGCTGCTCTTTCATCCTCTTTTGCGCAGACTTTGACGCTACCTGATTGGCATACGCTACTTTGCAATCGAACTTTTCACACGTGGGTTGAATGGAGCGCGACCGCTGAAACTTCTCATGGCATGCCCGGCAGCGATGAAGCTTGATCTTTGGGCTGATAGCAGAGCGGATCATTTGTTATAGATTCCCCAAAGAAGCAAGAGAATCGATGTCGTAGCAAAGCCAGCAGCCAAACCGTAATCACCAGAATAGATCGACGAACTCACAATGATTCCAACAAGGGTTGAATAAAGCATGGTTAAGAAGTTCATGCCGCCCTCAATTCTTGATAAGCCTTCAAAGCTGGCTCGCTCCACACAATTCGCAAATCTGCGCCCAATGCGTACAGATATTCAACAAATGCAGCCATGCGCTTTTTCCCCATGTCAGAAGTGGTATCGTTGACGATCACAACCCGCTTGCCATCCCAACTAGGAACAATCTCTGAATCCACGTTGATCATCTGGTAAAACTGATTGACCATGACGCGTTTCCAGCACAGCAGGGTTCTTTTTTCGCCCGCATAAATCCAGTTGAAATGCCGTGCGATGTCGGTCAGCATGGCGTGGACCTTATTGTTCTGAAGCAGAGAGCGAGTTTCTTCCTCGAAGGTCACGAACCAATTTTTCGGAGCCGAATCAATCCAGCGCTTTGCTTTGGCACGAGCTATATCGGTATCAAGGAAAATGGTGTGACGCTCAGTCATACCAGCATCTCAAACATGGGTTGGTATATCCCTGCGTCAGCCGCCCGGAATGCATTGGCCAGCATGTGCCAGTAATCCCACCATGCCGGGTCTTGTTTGGCGGCTTCGCGGATCTCGATCACGTCGGCGTCGTTCCACGCAAAAATGCCGCGCAGATAGCGCATGTCGTTGGTCAGCGTTTGCTTATCCATGGTTCTAACCCCTGTAGTGGCATAACTTCACCCGAAAGCCCCCCCTACCCCATGCGGGGTTTGGGAGAGGATTCGGCTTCACCCCCTTGCGGGAACGCGATGACAAGGCCGGTGTTACGCTCCTTGTCCCCCGGGCTTCGCGTTTCAGCCAGCCCATCAGCTCACATGCGGAATTGCACCGGTGCCAAACTTCGGCGTGTCTGATTAACCGTTTTCTTGACAGCAGCCCGATCTGTGGCTCATTGCTAACGCGGTCAGTGCGGGGAAAGTTGGTGAGCAGTTTTCCCATCTGCTTTTCTCCCTATCCGAAAACAGGCCTGGCCTGCTTCATGATTTCCATTCGCACCTTCACCGGACTACCCCATTCCAGCAAGGCATCGGCCCAATCTGAGCCCTCGATTCCGTCCGGATAGGCCAAGCCACACCGCAAGGCTTGCGCAGCGCTCTTGCCCTTCGTGATGCCGGTATTGATACCGGTGCGCTGTTCGGTCTGCCAATCGTTGTCGGCACAGACCACCACCAGGCCGCGCAGCTTCATCTCGGTTGCGACTTGCGCAAGATTGTTGGCATCAAAGCACACGATTACAGAGGCTTGCGGCATCGACTGATAGACCGCCAAGCCGGTAGCAAACCCTTCGGTCAGGCAGGTGACAGCAGCGCCCTTTCTGGTCAGCGCATAGATCGCGCCGCGTACCGGGCAACCGGCACGGTATTTCTTTTGTCCGTTTGGGGTGATCGTCTGAAAGCTCATCAGCGAGCCGGTACGCGCCATCGGGATTACCAGCTTGTCACCATCTACCCGCAGGCTGGCGCAGCCTTGCATCGATAGCCCTTTTTTCTCAAGGTAGGGATGTCCGCCGCGTAATGGCGGAAGACCGAAAAAATAAGCGCGCATCAAGATCACGGATTGCAACTGGCGCTGGCGTTCACGTACGCGCATGGCTTGCGCATCTAGATCGATCCGGCGGCGCGCGATTGGCGACAAGGGAATATCGTCTTTCCACTCATGCCAGTTGTCGTCGATCGCGTAATTGCGGAAATAGCCGCGTGTGCCACAGGTGCGCAGCATGTAGGCGCCGTTCTTCTTGCGCGGCTTGTCAGTAGTGGCACATCGGTAAAATTTTCCATCAGCGACGATATCGCGCGGGGTCAAGCCGAATGACAGCAAGGTAGAGCGGAAATCCATCATGCGCTCACCTGCCCTTCTGCCGGCGCTGAACGCAAGGCGGCGCGGTAAGCGATGTTTTGCTGTTTGATCTTGTTGGCGACTTCGCGCGTCATCGGCGCCGGTGCTGTGGAATAGAAATCGCCTGACGGCCATTGGCCGGTGATTTTCTTGTACATGGCCAGCGCATACTTGCGCGCCGCTTCGCCCTCTCGTTTTCTTAATGCTTCGCCGACGATCTGCGGCCAGATTTGCGTGCTGAGCGCCTTGCGGTCGCCGCCGGCAATCATCTCTTTCAGCGTGCCGGCCACATGCATGACAGTTTGCTTTTTCGGGTAAGCATGACCGCAGGTCGGACAAAACGGTAGCGGCTTGTGCAAGGCCTTGCACTGGCCACACTTGACCATGCGGTCTTCAGCCGGCATTGCAGGCTTTTTCGGTTTTGGCTTTTTCTTGCCGTCGTCCAGCTCAAGCGCGCCAGTCTCGAAAAAATCGTTCCACTCGTCCCAAAACCGCGCGCAGTTGCCGGAATGGTCGAGCACGATGCATTCATTCTTGGTCGGATGAATGCGCAAACCCCTGCCAAAGAACTGGATATGTTCGGCCAGCGACTTGCGCAAAGGCCGGGCCATGATCACCACGCCGATGTCGGGCACGTCAAAACCCTTTGAGGCAGCAGTCACCGTGATCAATCCGCGTATCCAGCTGTCGGGCTTTCTGAATTCCTTGACGACTTCGGCCCGCTCGTCATCCTTGACTCTGTAGGTGTAGGCTGCACACATCACGCCGGCGGCCTGAAACTGGCGCTGCAATTCCTCCACATGCGCCACATCGACCGCCGAGCAAATGAATTTCTTGCCGTTTCCGTGCTTCAGATATTCGGCCACGCAATCGCCCACTACTTCCATCGCGCGCTTGGATGCTTCTTTTTCTTCCCACTCACCGGCCACGACTTTGACGCCTTCCATGTTCGGCTCAGAAGCGGCAAAGATGCGGTATTTGGAAAGAAACCCGTCCTCGATTAGCCGGTTGGTGGTGGTGACGTTCACCAGGGCGTCGTACAGCTTGCCCAGCCCCTTGGTGAATGGTGTAGCAGTCAAGCCGATGGCGATGGTGTCGCGCGGCGCAATGCGTTTCCTGACCACTTCGTTGACGGTATGGCACTCGTCGACGATGATCAGATCGGCATCCGGCCATTTTCTGCGCGCCAAGGTTTGAGCGGAACAGATTTGCGCGCGCTCATACGGGCGATAGCGCCAATGGTCGGCCTGCATCACGCCATGGGTAATCTTCAGATCATCGAATGCGGCCGATGTCTGATCGACCAGGTTCACGCGATCGACCACAAACGCGGAACGCTTCATTTTCCGGGACGACTCCTGCACCATGAAACTCGAAATCATGGTCTTGCCGGCGCCGGTCGGAGCGCATACCAGGATGTTCTTTTTGCCGTCGAGAATGTGCTGGCGCACTTCTTCGATAGCGGCGAGTTGATAGGGTCGCAGGGTCGCCATGTTCAGGCTGCCTGTTGGATATGCCGCTTGACCGCAGCCAGGATCTGCGAATTGTCTTCCACGCCCAAGAGGCGACGCAGGTCCGCCAGTACCTTACCCATGCGCTTTAACTGCTTGTCGAATTCGTTGGCGCGGCTCATTTCTTGCGCCATGCGCTGTTCGATGCCCTGGCGGATGCGGATTTGCTTGTCGAGTTCGGCAGCGGTATCGTTTTGGCTCAAAGCCTCGATGCGCGCAAACAGGGAAGCGTTTTCGCGGCGCTCGGTTTCCAGCATTTCCTCAAGCGTCGGCGTATCGGCAGCTAGGTCATAGTCTTCCATGCCGGTCGGCGTGTCCGTGGGATGAGCCTTCGGAGGAGTGATTTGCGCAACAGCTTTGGGTAGGCTGATTTCGCCGTGGGCGACACGCTTAGCCAGCTCAGGATCGGCTTTCGCAACCTTGTCGGCCATACGTTGCGTCCGAAGACTGGCATTTGCCGCCTTTGCCCGGTCAGCCGCAGTATCAAGGTGCAACGGTTGCACTTTGCTCCGCTGATCCCCACCAATCTGGCGTGCTTGCGCCCAGTCCTGCGCTGCCGCGACAACGGCGGCTTGCTGTCCGGCTGACAGATGGCGCCGATGGAAGTTTGCCGATAGCACGAACGAGATCGGATCGCCGCCACAGAACGCAACAGTCTTAGGCTCAATCCCTGCTTCAACACAGGCGAAATATCGATTCCCGCCGTCCAGAACCTTGCCTTCGTGGAGGACGATTGGCTCGCGCTGGCCGTTGGCAATGATGTCGGCCTTGAGCGCTTCTAACTCGGCGCCAGCCATGCGCGGGAACAATGTGCAAAGCGGATGCAGTTCCATGCTCAGGCTCCCCATAATCCGAAGCGATTGAACAGGCGCAGCGCTGTATATGAGTTGATCACGTCATGGCAGTACAGCCACATCACGACGCGCTTGAGAATGGTTTTCATCTGATTGAGTCCCCTTTGATGCAGCGCAATATCTAAGACCGACATCTGTTTAACATGTAAAAATAGGTTGTTTTGTGTCCCTGTTTTTTCCGGGAAAAAATTAAGCCGAATAAGGTGTCCAGCCAATTACCGGTTTCCCTTTGCGCAGTACCGGGTTTCCTTTTTCGTCGATCTTTTCGTCGCGCGCCATGATCTTGATTGAGTGGGCGTTGATCGTTCTTTTCGCCACTTCAATCCAGTCTTTTGCAAACTGAGGTGCATCGAATGCGGGGCTGATTTGCTTTGCCCGATGACATGCGACAAACATTTCCTTGGCAAGCGCATCCACTTTTTCTTTGTGTTCTAGTGGCGTGAGGTTGCGCTTTAACTCTTTGTCATAGACACGAATTTTTTTCGTTGCTCTGGCAACGCAGTCTTCCATCGTGACGCCAAACACACAAAATCCACCCATATAGCCCCCATAGTTTTTAAGCGGTGCCCCGCCCCTCTTTCCCTGCCGCTATGTGCTGTTTTGTTGATATGCAGCAAATACCGGGTTGCGCTGCGTCATACAATTACGTCTTGGAAATCCCCGTTTAGCCGAACGAAGCCACCATCCAATTGATGGATGCTTGTGACCAACTAAAGAGTCAGGCGTGTTTCTGTGGCCGGGTGGCGTTACAGACGGTTGCCAATTCTTTCGTTCCTAGCAGCTCACCCCAATCTAAATCGGGATATTTCGCTTCAAAGAACTTGAGCCATGGCGTGGGGATGTTTTCCTCATCCATCCACTGATAAATCCGCCCGCGTGTAAGGCCTGTCATTTCAATGACAGCCTTGCGCCCTCCTACTGCCTCAATGATTTTTCTGGTGTCCATTTTTTTAGTATAGATGGCTATACCTACAATGTCCAGTGTCATATACAATTATTTTGTTAGATTCCTATACATGGCTACATTGTCTGAAAGAATTGGATTGATCCTGATGGAAATGGAAGGTCCGGATCGTGGAAAACAAGCGCGTTTAGCCCGTATTGCTAATTGCTCTCGCGGATTAGTTAACCAATGGAATCAAGGTGTCAATGATTCAATGGGATACGAATATGCTAAAAATATTTCTGATCAATTGGGTTATCGCGTTGAATGGATCATGAAAGGCGAAGGCGCGCCTAAGAAACCCAAAAATTATTTAGCTGATATTGAAATTCGAAATACAAATAAGAACGATCAAAAAAATATTGAAATATTGCAATTCCGCGATGTCGGCGGAAGCATGGGCCGGGGAGTTATCTTGCGTGATCAACCTGGGGAAATTCAAAGCTGGCGTGTGACTCCGGAGTGGGCTTCCAAGAATGTGAAAAACCATACCGGCATTGCCAATCTAGCGATCGTGACCGGCTTCGGCGACTCGATGAAACCCATGTATAACCCCGGCGATCCGCTAATAGTCGATACCGGCGTGAAGTCAGTCGAATACGATGCCGTCTATTTTTTCCGGGTCGGGAATGAGGGATTCATCAAGCGGCTGCAACGGATTCCAGGAGAAGGTATCCGGGTACTTTCCACAAATAAAGAATATGAGCCGTGGACTATCAAACCAGAGATGGATTTCGAAGTGTTTGCCAGAGTACTGAAGGCCTGGTGCAGCTCTGATTTTTAAGGGGAGAAAGATGAAAATTCTTATGCCTATATTTGCCGGGATGCTCCTAGCTGGCTGCGCCGCATCTTCCGGCGCTGTTAAGAAAGGGCAAGATGTGTACACCATCACGACATCGGCATCATTCGGTCGCGGTGGCCTGCCGGCTGCAAAGAAGCAAGCATATGCTGAAGCAAATGAACTGTGCGAGAGCCGGCATCGTGCAATCGACGTTACCAAGGAAGAATCTTTTGCACCGACTTGGACCGATGGCATGTACCGAATAAACCTTGTCTTCGAATGCAAGTCTTAAATTTGAAGATGACTTAAACCACTCTACCCTTCCACAACCCGCCCCTCTCGGCGGGTTTTTTATTACCCCTTCCTCCCCGCTTCGGCGGTTTTTTTCGCCCGTTGAGCGGCTGTTACAAATTATTTTAAGTTATTTGTATAAATTCCTTTACTTATTTGTCTAGGCTGCTATACTTTAATCACTGCAACACATCGCAGCTGAATTAACTAAGCAAGCGGCTAAGTAAAAGAAAACGCAGTTTCCTTAACTAAGGGGAGAGAGCAAATGAACGCACCGTTTCCAAATTTCGCCGCCGCACAGCGCAACGTTGACCGCGCCCTGCCCGATTTTGCATCCGAAGCCGAGCGCCAAGAAAAGATCGTTGCTGCTGCTAAGGATGAAGCCAAACAAATCTGGCGCGCACTCCCGGCAAACGATGCGCTGGCGCTGAAGATTTGCGACGACATCCCCTCGTATCTGGACACGATCACGATTGTGCAAATCGTTCGCCTCTCAATAGCGGGCGACATGGACAAGGTGCGCGAACTGATCCTGCAATCAGCAGATGCAGCAGTGCAGCGAGAGGCAGAAGGGATTGCAGAGCAGCGGTTTGAATGACCTGTGGCGCATGCCACGGATGAGCGACGGTCCGAACGCTATACGGCCCCACTCCGGTGTAGGTAAATCCGGCCACTTTCTGCGCAGTGGCTTTTGAGCGCGGATCAACAAGTCAGGGGCGGCGTGGAAAGCTGCAATTTCCATCTGGTGCCGGGTGGTATTGCTGGAGACACGGGAGGTTCGATTCCTCACTACCGAGCAACGGTAGAGGCCAGGTGGAGGCTTAGCAGGAGTAGCGCCCTGCCCCCTGACTAGTTGATGGAAATGAACAGAAGGTTAGGTTCTGCCTCGGAGGTAACAGCTCGGGCATACCAGCATGACGATCCGATAACTGCTGGCGGGAGCCATACCTGTAATGAGGCGCAAACGCTCTGCGCGAGACTGATGGCTAAAACGAATGACCTGTTTATTCAGGCCATATCGAAGGGCGTGACAGCCGGAGAGACGGCATCAAGACAGAAGCGGCGGCGTTGAAGGAAACGCTTGCGCGAAATAGTAGACGGAGAAGGATGCTTGGGCGATGCCCTTGAAATCGACCAGTAGGGTATCGCGTAGATGGCATTGACAGGGGCGGTAGGCTCACGCTGGGTAAAGCCAAGTAGACCGAAGCCCGATGCACATAAGCCCAAGCAGGTATCAAGCCCTGCCCGCTTCTGTGTTGATAGCAGCATCAAGACGCATGCGGATTGGGTGAGCGCAGCGGAGCGCAAGCTGGTGAGCAGGTGCAGATGGCCCGTTCGATTCGGCCTAGCCAGTGTCCGATAGCTCAGTCCGCAGTCGTCTTGATGGCAGCAATTAATTAAGGGGAGAGAAGATGAACATGGACGAAATCACGAAACTGGAATTGACGATCCTCGTCATCCTGGCCGTCATGCTGCTGCTGGTCGGAGGCGTGAAATGAGGATAACCCTATCTGACTTACTCGCGCTAACGGTTGAGCCGCTCCGCCGAAAGGTCCGCATATGGTGGATCAATCGCAAGATAGCGGCCGAGTACGTCCACCTTGAGTATTTTCGCTGGCAAGTTAAGAACGGCAATGCGGGGATAGCAGACACCAGTAAGCGCATTGTGAATCTGGAAAACAGCAAGGGGCTGTAAGCAGCTAAACCACGCGGGCAGAGTCTCCGCAGAAAGGTAAGAAATGAGCGCATTAGTTATTCAGCAGGTTTCAAAGCTTGCAACCCAATTCAATATTCCCGAGTCCAGCGATCTTGTCGCGGTCCTCAAGGCAACCGCATTCAAGGGGCAAGTATCGGACGCCCAAATGAGCGCCCTCTTGATCGTAGCGAATCAATACGGGCTGAATCCGTGGACGAAAGAAATCTACGCTTTCCCCGATAAGAACAACAGCATTGTTCCAGTTGTCGGCGTGGATGGATGGAGCCGGATCATAAACACGCATCCGCAGTTCGACGGCATGGGTTTTGAACAGGATGACGATTCCTGCACTTGCATTATTTACCGAAAAGACCGCAATCACCCAATCAAAACTACCGAATACATGAGCGAGTGCAAGCGCGGGACAGGACCGTGGCAGTCGCACCCGAAGCGCATGCTGCGCCACAAGGCCATGATCCAGTGCGCCCGCCTTGCCTTTGGCTATGTCGGCATATTTGACCAAGACGAGGCAGAGCGGATTGTTGATGCCCCAGGCGCTCCGGTCAAGCAAAAGCCTGCTGATTTCGCTCAACAAGCCTCCGCAGAAAAGCCAAGTGCTAGCCCTGAGCTGGTCGCTCAGATCGAAGCAGAAGCGGATCGCGGCTATGAAGCATTCAAGGCGGCATGGAAAGCCTTGACGCCGGCACAGCGCGAATCCTTCACGCCTGAGCAACTGGCCGACTTCAAATCCAGAACTGACAAAGTAATCGAGGTGGAAGATGCAGAGTAATCAAGGAACGCAGGACTGGCATCTGGACCGCTTGGGCCATGTGACTGCCTCTCGTTTTCAGGACATTTTGCCAGGAAAGAAAGGCGGCTATCTGCAAGAGCGGGATAAATACATGCTCCAGCTTGCCACTGAGCGCATCTACCAGCGCCCGACAGAAAGCGCCTCTAGCCAGTCAATGCAATGGGGGAAAGATGCGGAACCCTTCGCACGAGCGGCTTATGAAATTGCGACTGGCTCGATTGTTCTGGAATCAGACTTTGTGAAGCATCCGACGATTGCTTTTTGCGGCTGCTCCCCTGACGGCCTGATTGATGACGATGGCGGCTATGAGAGCAAATGCCCCGCTAACTCTGCTGTCCATATCGCCACGTGGCGCGATGGCATGCCAGAAGCGCACAAGGCACAAGTGCAAGGCTGCATGCTGGTTACAGGCCGCAAGTATTGGGATTTCATCAGCTTCGATCCAAGGGCCACGCCTGAATTCCGGCTGTATGTCCAGCGAATTGAGCGTGACGAAGAATACATCGCAATGCTGGAGCGGGAAATCATCAAGTTCTTGGCGGAAGTCGAAGAGCAAGTTTCAAACCTTTTAAAGAAAGCGGCTTAATCATGGCATCAATAAATAAATGCATCATCGTTGGAAATCTGGGCCGCGATCCGGAAACGCGTTATATGCCATCCGGCGACGCCATGACGAATATTGCTGTCGCCACTACCGACAAGTGGAAAGACAAGGCATCCGGCGAACAGAAAGAGGCGACCGAATGGCACCGGGTTGCCTTCTTCGGCAAGCTGGCCGAGATCGCCGGGCAGTATCTCAAGAAGGGGGCGCAGGTCTATATCGAAGGCAAGCTCAAGACGCGCAAATGGACGGACAAGGACGGCGTGGAGAAGTACACCACCGAGATCATTGCCGACACCATGCAAATGCTTGGCGGCAGGCCACAGTCGAATGAATCGACCGGCGCAAGCGCAGACGAATACAGCCGCGTATCGGGAGGCGGAGCAAGGGAAACGCAAAAGATAAAGCCGACTTTTGCTGACATGGATGACGATATCCCCTTCTGATATGACCTACACACAAGAGCAAGTCAAGGAACTGCACGAAGGCTACCGCCAAGACTTAATCAAGCTCGGCACTAAGCTGATAGAGAAGGATCAGGAAATAGCAGCGCTGAAGATGCGCATTGAAGAACTGGAAAAGCTTTTGGAGCCTCGCAGTGAAAAGTCCGCCGATCTCTCCCCCAAGGCGAAATAGCTGCGAGTGCTCCACCCTAATAACCATGAGCGAACATAAACCAGACCGCGAAGCCGCCCTAGCCGCCATCCGCGAATACACGGAAGCCCTGATGCGCGGAGAGGAACCGGAGTATCCAGCGTGGGCTGATGAAGTGATTAAGGAACGGGGAGAAAGATCAAATGAAAGCGGAGATTCTTGCAGACGGAACGTTAAAGATAACGTCGCAAACTGACATTGAGCACTACGCGCTAGCAAAGTGGTTCGAGGGATACAGCAATCGCCCCTCTTCCAGTGTTTTGCAAATAGATATTACGGCCGAGGCGAAAGACCAGGGAGAAACAGTAAATGACTGACCGTACACTAAGCGATGACCTTGCACAATTCATTCGCACCATTGATGGAAATAACAGCATGGGCGCTGGCGAATTAGCAGAGGAGATTTGCGAACGTTTCGGCTGCGCCCTGCTCGCACAAGTACCGATAGAGCCGGTAGCGCACGTGAATCTTAGAACGCGGCCCGGATGCGGCGATGGGGTGACGTGGACAAATGGCGCACTGCCTCACGGAACGCCGCTCTATGCTGCTCCTATCGCACAAGCACCGCAGCCGAGCGGATTGCAATCAATCAGCAAATCGGAGGAGAAATGAGCCAGCTTAATTACGATCCGGCTGATCCGGACAAAATGCGTCTTCCGGTCGGGACTACTTGCGGTGATTGCCACCACATCAAGCGCTGCAAGGCAATTTTCGGGCACACCGAAACAGATACATATTGCGATTGGTCGCCGTCTCGTTTTGTCGTGCAACCTATTCGGCAGGAGTCCAAATGAGCGCAGATAAAGAAGCACCGCAACCGAGCCAGCCGGAAGCCAGCAAGGAAGAGGCAAAGACTCCATTTCAAGCATGGGGCAGACAGAACGGGCTTAATGTAACAGTGTCATTTACAGGCCAGCCGGAAGCCAGCACATTGGATGAGCAGACAATCTTCAACTTCCTGCAAAGAAAGTACGTGCAGCGAGCTGACGATCGCCAGAAGACAATGGGGCTTGTCTATATGGAAGTCGAGACGCACGACTTAGCAAGAGAACTTGAAAAGATGTTTTCACAAGCAAGCACAGCGCCGGAAGTGACGGATGAACGGCAGGCTTTCGAGCAAGCCATGCGCGAGATTTCAAACGGAGAGCCGGATTGGCAATCGCCTGCTGCAATGTGGGCATGGCGGGCATGGCAAGCCAGAGCCGCACTTGCCGCCCGTCCTGCCAGCGAGGGCAAGGATACGGAGCGGAAAGGATAAATAAATGGAGTCAGCTATGGTCATTGTTTTCCCACGCGGTCAATTATCTAAACTGGATAAAGCCAATTTGAAAAAGAACGGCGTTATCGCTGTCGAAGCAGATGACCCGAAGGCTGTCACGCAGCTTGATCTTGCCGAACCGCTGCGATTAAACAGCAGCCGCATCGTAGGCGATGACATCGTGCGGGCATGCCTTACTGCGCTTGCGAATGAGAGTCCAGACACCAGCAGCGGTTATATCACTAATACGGGTCGCGCTTGCCATTCTTTCGTTAAACAACTCGCCGATGCCATGCGTAAGGAGAACAGCAAATGAGCAGTGATTTCAAGAACTCCGGCATCTATAAATCAGGTTTGTTTTACAAGGAACTGGGTGATCTATTGATGAATCCTGGCACAACAATCGACCAAATTTCGGAATTCGCATTCAGACATAACAACGACTACACCATTAAATTTTCGATGCTGCCTGAGCAGCCAACGCAAGATAAGGAGAACAGCAATGGCTGAATCAGCAGACGCAATTGCACGGCGCGTAGTGGAAGATTTTAAGGCGGCGCTCTACCGTGTCCCGTATTTCGCAGACCGGGTAAATAAGGCAACACGGCAGAGCCTGTCCGAAGCCCATAGCATTGTTCTCAACCTACCGGCATTGCTGGATCAAGCAGCGAGAGAAGCAACGCAAACTTGGTTAGGTACAGAAGATGGGAAAGCGGCCGTGAAGAAGGCCATCAGAGAAGCAAATGCTGACATTGACCGCTTGAATGCTGCCCGTGTAGTTGATCCGGCCAGCCTGCATGTGCCGCTTGATGCTGCTATACGAAAGGAGAACCGCAAATGAGCACGACAGAATTCATGCCGGGTGGTGAAACTTGCACAGCAGTTATCAGCTTGGAGTCTGAAATAGGCGAAGCGGTCCAAGGGCCAATTTCAGTTGGTTATTACAAAGTAGAGGAAAGCGCTGCAATTGAACTTTGGCTTGAGTGCGAAGGTACGCGTATCAACATTCCGATACGCCACCTGAAAGACATTCTCAAGCAGATTAAACGCGCCGAGAAGATCGCATTGGAGAACAGCAATGGCTGAGAACTTGAAGCCCTGCCCGTTTTGCGGCAGCACTCATATCGAAGGACCAAAGCAAGAGTATATCGAGCGTGCTTCTGGCTACGGTTACACGGTCTACAACGTAGGGCATGCAAATGTCTCATCTGACAGCATTAAGTGCATCGCATGGGTTACTGCCGACTCGGAAGAAGAAGCCATTGAGCGCTGGAACCGACGCGCAGGCGATGAACGCATCGCATCGCAGGAAAAGCAGAATGCCAAGCTGCGAGAGTCATTAGACCGCACCAGAGCATCGTTTTTCGTCAACATGATCCGCGCATTCCCGGACAAGTCGAGAGAAGAAATTCAGGCTGAAATTGACAAACTGACCGGACAGCCTGCCACCGCCGCAGATCAAACCGAAGCCTTTGCCAGTGCCTTCCTCGACATGAAGGATAACGGCATAGGAGTGACCCGGCGTAATCAAGATGGAAGCATAGAGCACGTACCGTTTAATGAGCTTCGGGCCGAGCCGCCTGCCACCGCCGCAGGGGATCAACGCGACCGCGCAGCAGATCGGCAACGGTTCACTGACCTGCTTTTCAATAAGTGGCTAGACGAAGGAATTAGCGATGCTGGCCATACTGTATGGGACCAGATCGGTGACACGCAATCTGCATGGGCTGGATGGGAAAACCGACCTTTCTACACTCAACCTACTGACAAAATGGACAAGTGATGAAACGGTTTCGACGCCCAAAACTGAAGGATGGGGAGTTGCGCGTTTATTGGGGCAAGCTTCCGCACGACAGTCCGGACGTAATTTATTCGTGGCAGGGCGACAGAAGCATGAGGAGAGACAGCGCACTCCTTCACCACTACTTCGGCAGCCAGCATCCCGATCCTTTTACTAAACCCATTTTTAGCAAGATGAATCCGAGCTTGATAGAGGAACTTGAAATGCGCGGCTATGACATTACAACGCTGCGCTTCAGTATCCAAAAGAAGGCAGCTTCTGTGGATCAACCTACTGACAAAGGTGCAGCAAATCCGCTGCAATGCTCGAAATGCGGTGCGCTGCGGGATCAGGAAGATTGTAAAGGCCCGGATAGGCTGACTTGCCCGATTTACGGGATTGCTCACAAAGGTTCAGCATGAGCGAACACATTGATTTGGATGCTTTGCAGGCGGTAGCAGAAGCGGCCACGCCGGGGCCGTGGGAATTCGACACCGAGAAAAACGATGGCGAATATGGGGATGACATAGATGGCGGCATTGGTTTTGATTCCTACGCAATCCGTGACGAAAAAGGACAGACATTGTTCGATAGTCTAAACAGTGATGCAGCCTATGTGCAGGGAGAGTGGGATGAAGATTCTTTTCGAGCATGGGACGAAGTAGCCGAGAAAAATGCAAAGTTCATCGCCGCCGCTAATCCGAAAACCATTCTCGCGCTGATCGACAGACTGCGCAAGGCAGAGGCGGCAGTCTGCGGAAGATGCGATGTTTAACTGATACCAGAGGAACGGATATGACCTTGGCATTCGAGGCAATGCTATTTGCCCGCGAAGTACACAAAGATCAGCGGCGCAAGTACACAGGCAATCCCTATGTTGATCATTTGGCGGAAGTGGCAGGGATTGTTGCGACAGTCGTTACCGGCGAGATGGATTTGAGCACCATGATCGCCGTGGCATGGCTGCATGACTGCGTTGAGGATTGCGGAGTCAGCCTGCAAGTCATCGAAGACAAGTTCGGAATCATAGTTGCAATCGGTGTATCTGGCCTATCCGACATGGAAACAGGCAATCGCGCCGAACGAAAAGCCGCATCACGCGAACGGCTGGCGGCTTGCTCCGGCTGGATTCAGACAATCAAAGTAGCTGATCTGATCAGCAACACATCCAGCATTGTGATGCACGATCCGAAGTTTGCAGCCGTCTATCTTGAGGAAAAACGGCTTTTGCTCGATGTGCTGACTGATGCCGATCCAGGTCTGATTGCTATCGCCAGAGAACTGAGCAAGGCCGCTTAGACAGGAGAGGAAATGAAAGCACTATCAATTCGCCAGCCTTGGGCATGGTTGATCGTCCACGGCGGCAAAGACATCGAAAACAGAAATTGGCCGACCAAGTTCAGGGGGGATTTTCTTATTCATGCGGCAAAAGGCATGACGAAGGAGGAATATGCATCGGCCAAAGACTATGCATTTTCGGCATTTGGAGGATGCGAATTGCAGAACTTCCCTTCGTTTGATGCGCTTGAGCGCGGCGGAATAATCGGTGTTGCCAACATTATTGATTGCGTCAGTTCTTCAAGATCGCCTTGGTTTATGGGCGATTACGGATTTGTTTTAAGGGATGCGCGGCCAGTTCCATTTATCCAGATGCGCGGCCAGCTTGGATTTTTTGAAGTGCCGGAACTCGGAAAAGCAGCATAGGAAAGACAGGAGTAAATAGATGAGCATGTTTCTTGACGAAAAAGAGCTTGCGCAATTGACCGGAAAGAAGGCTAAAGGCAAGCAGATAGAGGCATTGCGCAAAATGGCGGTTCCGTTTCGCGTGAATGCAACCGGCCATGCCATTGTTACCCGGGCCGCGGTAGAAGGATTCAAGGAAGAATCCAAGCCAGCACAAGGCTGGACGCCGCGGGTGCTAAGGACTGCATAGCATGGGTCGTAAGCCAACAAGGAATAAAAATCTGCCATCCGGCATGCGGGCAAGGCACCGCGGGAAGGAGGTTTATTATTACCTGGACTCCGGAGGCAGGCCGCGCAAGGAAATCCCGCTTGGCAAGGATTACACTGCCGCGGTGATGAAATGGGCCGAGCTGACCATGAGCGCCGCGCCAAGCAATGCACAAATCACGTTCCGATATGTGGCGGAGCGGTACACCCGGGAAGTCATCCCAAGCAAAGCCGCGGCAACTCGGAAAGATAACCTGCGGGAACTGGCGCAGCTTTACAAGTTCTTTGACGATCCGCCCGCTCCATTGGACAGCATTGAGCCAATCAACATCCGGCAATATCTTGACTGGCGCAAGGCGGCAAAGGTCAGAGCCAACCGGGAAAAGGCGCTATTCAGTCATATCTGGAATTTCGCCCGGGAGGTCGGATTGACCAATAAGCCGAATCCCTGCGCAGGCATCCGCGGCTATAAGGAAACAGGCCGGGATGCTTACATTGATGATGATGTCTATAAAGCCGTTTGGGATGCTGCGGAAGAACCGCTCCGGGACGCACTTGATCTCGCCTATCTGACCGGGCAAAGGCCCGCGGATGTACTGAAGTTGTCACAGGCTGACATCAAGGATGGGGCATTGTGGATCGAGCAAAACAAGACAGGAAAGCGCCTGAGAATCGCCATTGAGGGCGAATTGGCCGCGGTAATTGACCGCATCAAGGCGCGTAAGGTGATGGGCATCAAACTGATCAACACAAGGCAAGGCTACCCCATGAGCGCCATTACCCTGCGCAGCGCATTCGACCGCGCCAGGGATGCCGCGGCAAAAGCCAAGCCAGAAATGGAATCGGCAATCAGGGCATTCCAGTTCCGCGACTTACGCGCCAAGGCTGGAACGGACAAAGAAGAGCGGGAAGGTCTAGCCGCGGCAAAAGATCAGCTTGGACATTCGACCGAAACCATGACTGCGCACTATGTCCGACACCGCCGCGGCAAGCTGGTCAAGCCGACAAAATAA